ACCAAGCAGCAGATTGATACTGCATGAAAGCATTAGAAGTGACGTTGGTTACATAAAGAACACTAACATTATTCTGTGTACCATTTAACTCGTAGTTAAACACACCACTAGTGGTTGTAACAGTTAGGGATTGTCTGAGGGCTGACCAGTTCCAAGCTTCTTCTACTTCAAGTTTAGCATCATTAATAAACATTCCAATGAGTTCACTGTATTCAGTATCAGAGACTGATGTGACAGGACGCTCTCGTAAACGCTTTAGAACTTTGTTTACTGCATTTAAGTAATTCATATATTATACCATATTTTTAATCAAAAGTAAATAGACTACTATTTTAGTTTTAAACTACCTAACTTTCCTGAGACTAGTTTAGTTAACAAACCACGCATACCAAACTTAACAACGTACACACCAATAACTAAGTACTGATACCAATCAGGCATAACAGCAAAGGATTCAAATGCTGCTGTAACTTCTTCTTGATACCCTAAGAAGGATGCTGCTATAGGAACTAGTAGTAGGGCAATCATAACCTCGTCTAACAAGGACTTGTCCATTTGCTGCATTGCTACTAGATCTAAATTAAAGTCTTGTGTTTGCCCATCATCAGCAAGCTTGTTAGCTGCCCTAGCTCCTGCTGTCTTAACATCAGCGTCTGCCTGTATTCCTACAATGGCTGCTTCTGACTTAGCTTTAGCTACTTGGTTCTTACCTTCTAAGTAAGTAGTACCTAAACTTGCAATTGGATTTAAGAAACTTAACCAACCCATGTTAATCCCTCAACTCAAAGTGAGGCATGTCCTGCCAACTCTTCCACAAGCCACCCCATTTTAATTCATACCCTAGTTGTGCGGATGCTTGCAGCATAGCAGTGGCGATTGTGGTAAGGTGAAGGGCTTCCCAACTTGCCTTTCCGTCAACATAACCATACACATCAATGGCTTTCCCTGTTTGGTGATATGATTTGTTAGTTCGTCCATCACACTTAGATTTGCCAGAGGTATACAATGCAGCTTGGTCTTCAGTGCTGCGAAGCCCACCAGTAGAGGGAATGCCAAAGTCAATAGGACTAAGCGTGATAGCGAGTTCTGCAATATCAATGAGTCGATCATCTATTCCTACCATGTTGTTAATACTATTCTTTCCTAACTCAAAGCCCATCATATATCCCCATTAAAATATAACCAACAAGCTACAGCAGTAGCACCAATGATCCACATTATCTTCTTGATAACTGACTTACCTACGGCTAGGTAGAACCTTTCATAAGCTTTGTCTGCTGCTAATTCAGCTATTTCATTCTTCTCTGCTTTTGTCAAATCACTCACTAATAATATCCTTTCATGTAGACAGCTATTCCAAATAGTAATCCTAGTGCTATTATCATACAGATTCCTATATTAATAGCTAACGCAACATCGTTCTGTAGTTTGTTATTTCTTCTAATACGAGCATTTATTTTACCCTGTTCTTCTTCCTTTCTCTTTCTGTGCCACTCAGCCTCAAATTTTACAAAGTCGCTCCACCCATTTAATCGACTTTTCTTTAGGTGAAACTCAAGTTGAGAACGCTGAACTCGTTGTTGCTCGGCAAATTGATAGGCTTCTAGGGCTGTGCCACGGCTGTTGGCATCTCCAGCTTTCTCTTTTACTTTCTGAGTTGCTGATAGGTAGTCATTCACTTGACCACCTACTTCGTATAATTGCTTGCCGTTCTTCAAGGCGGTGGAGAGCGTCTTCCAGATAGCGTTGGCTATGGCGATTTCTGCTAACATATCCATAACCTCTTTGAGTAGTAATCCTCTGTAAGCTCGTATGGTGGCTTCTGAGGCTGTATTGATCTATAGTCATAGCTACGTATTACTTGTGGTTCAACGACCAACACAGAGCCTTGTGGAGCCTGTGAGGGACTGAAGTAGGTGGGATACACTTCCGATACAGTAGACCACATTATATACTCTGCATATTCTTTACACAGAATGCTGTGCTAGTTTTATCATCTTCCACTTTAACCACTGCATACCCTACCATTGGACTAAGCACAGGTTCATACCCTCCTATCTTAGCTACACGTAATAACTCTTTTCTACAATTATTAAACGTACTGTAACTAGACATGATCAATGGAACTTGAGGCTCACCATTGGCTAACATTGTGGCTAGAATTATAGACCACACTACTTACTACTCTTCTTCTTATGGGTTAGATTCTTACTAGAAGCAGTATGCTTTGCACCTGACATAAGTTTACCATTAGTCTTGTGAGTCTTACCTGTGTACTCCTTACCATTTGGTAAGTAATGCTTAACCCCCTTCATCCCTAGTACCCCATCTTCTTTGGCTTCTTCTTAGCTGGTTTCTTATTAGCTGGCTTCTTCTTAGGTGCTGTTGTCTTAGGTGATTTATAACCATACATCATAATAACTTCCTCTACCATTTTGATTCGTTCGCCCAGTATGCTGCTGACATTTTACCCTTAGCAATGTTCTTACCATGCCTAGCTTTGAATGATTTACGTTTAGCTTTCATCTTATCACTCTCACCTGCCTTGGGCTTACCTGCTGTGCTTGCACCTTGCTCACCATAACGAATCATCTTAATAGTAGATCCTTCTTTGGCTAATACTACGTGAGACTTAGTAGCATGTTTAGGTGTACGCTTAGGCTTGTTGTAACCAGCAAACTTTTCACCTCTGTAGTCTACGCTCATTATGACTCCAGTGCTTCAATTCGGACTGATAATTCTTGGATTGCTTTTGTGAGCATGGGGATAAGGTTACTAGGGGCTAACTGCTGAATATCATCAACACGCTCTGCCCACAAGTTGTTACCATTAGCCACCTCAGAGTGAGAATCAATAGTAGCTTTAACTTCTTGAGCAATAAAGCCATGATAAGTTTTACCTGCTACACCATTTACTGGTTCTGTGCTATCAGCGTCATAGTAGTTTGTAAATTCTTCTGAGATAGCGTTCTTAGCTTTCCAAGTATAAGTAACTGGGCGCAAGTCATTAATGAAAGCAAGTCCTGCTGTTGAGCTAGTAATGTTTTCTTTAAGTCTTTGGTCTGAGTGAGCAGCCCAAGATGTGTCAGCACCATCAATACTAATTGTAGCTCCAGCACCATTTATACCAACAGTAGCAGTTAAAGCACCTTGCCCTAAAACATAACGACCTATAGCAATCTCATTATTAACAGTAGCAGAACTTGACCGAGCATAAGCACCTATAATCGTATTCTGTGCGCCTGTGGTTAATGGGGTATTGGCATTTCCAGCAGTAAAACCAAGACACGTATTATCGTAACCTGTGGTGTTAGAACCTAGTGCATTCTTACCAACAGCAGTATTATAACTAGCAGTAGTGTTAGCTATTAAAGCATTCTGACCAATAGCCGTATTCTGTGCGCCTGTAGTGTTAGCAGTTAAAGTATTCATACCTACAGCAGTATTATGTGGCCCTGTGGTGTTAGCCAGTAAAGAGTCCTTACCAACAGCCGTATTCTCACCGCCTGTAGTGTTATTGTACAAAGACCGTGAACCAATAGCAGTGTTGTTAGCACCTGTAGTATTGGCGGATAAAGAGTTATTACCAACGGCTGTATTTTCCGCTGCTGTGGTATTTGCATCCAGTGCTAACCTACCTACTGCTACGTTGTAGGAGCCTGTAGTGTTGACATACATAGCATGATAGCCACTTGCTGTATTACTAGATCCTGTGGTGTTAGCTTGTAGTGAATAAGAACCAACTGCAACATTGTTAGCCCCCGTAGTGTTGACTGTCAAACTCCTGTGGCCCATTGCTGTGTTGTGAGATGCCGTAGTGTTATTCTCTAAAGCACTATGCCCTACAGCATTATTACCCTGACCTGTGGTGGTTAGCCTTAAAGCGTCAGTACCCAAAGCATTATTATTTTCACCAGCACCCGTTTGAGTATGCAATGCTCTATACCCAACAGCACAGCTTTCTGAGCCTGAAGTGTTATCAGTTAAAGCACCTTGCCCAACAGCAGTGTTATTAGCACCTGTTGTATTCGCCTCCAATGCAGCTACACCTACGGCAACATTATTACTTGCGGTGGTGTTTGAAGTTAAAGCACCTTGTCCTACAGCAGTATTTAAAGCACCTGTTGTGTTAGCTAATAATGTTCTGTCAC